TCATTTAACATAATATACATTATGCGCGGTTAGGTCAGGCCCGTTCACAGGAGACAGAAACACAGCCGTTGCAAGGGCTACAGCCGTGCCTGCACCTTTCGAGTACTTCGCCAGGATGTCGTACCAAGCCTGTTTTAGCTCGGGATCGGTGGCCCTGACCGCCGCCATGCTTAACAGCACTTCGCTGACGTCCAGGCCAGCGGCTTCTGCCATTTTTTTTGCAGTAGCATCAGTGAGTTGTGACTTTCCTTTGTTCACCGCTGAGATGTATGAGGTGGTAAATCCCAACTCTGCGGCAACTTCCTGAAACTGGCTGTACTTTTTGGCCCTCATGTAGGCCAGAAGCAGCGCTTTAGAGTCCATGTTTCTGTCTCCTGAGTGGTTAGACAATCGGCCCATCATACCGATTTTGGCAAGAATCGGCTTGTTTCCATTCAACTGATCACATGGTTGAATGCACTCAACCAACCATTTGATTGCATGAACCATGACCCACTCTAGCCCACAAAACCAGGATCTGCCCGCGCTCATCGAGCGCAAGGTCTATTGGCAGGCAGAGCCGACTGGCGATTACTCCGCCTGCATCGCGGGTCAGGTCGAGATGTTCCGCGACCTGCATGAGTTGCGGATCTACTTGTCGATGACGTACCCCGACACCGTGTTTGAGCTGGTTGAGGTTACCGAGGAGACATGGCGCGGCTTCTACGACCAGGGAGTATTTTTCGATGACTGGTCATAGCTCCGTGATGCCGATAAATAGGGTTATCGGCGCCAAAACCCTGATCGATTATCTGTCCTTCACCTGGGCACCGGACGAACTGCGCCGGATGACCGACTTGGCCAAGCAAGGCGCACTGCTCAAAGCCATCCCGCGGTTCGACACCGCCAATAAGGCTATCCAGGCGGCCTTTGCTGCCCCTGCGGTGGAAGGCTTGCGCTACCTGTGGAAGCGTCCGGTTGGCTTCGCTCCCCTCGCCCGCTTTGACAAGGTGACCGAGCGCTTGTGTGAGAAAGCCTCGCCCAAGCCCTTGGCCGTGAAAGCCCCCTCCCCTGTGCTCACGCCGTCCATGACCGAAATGATGGAGCAGGCCTTGCACTCTGGGTACAAGTCCCGCGCCGACATGCGCCAGGAACTCAAGGCCGTCTGCTCTGCCCTGCTGGAGTTCTCCGAGTTTGAGGTTGTCCAGGGTGCCAGGTATTGGGAAGCGTACAACGACTTGATCGACTGCTACGGTGTCCAGTTCCTGGATGCCCTCTGTTGCAATGAGATCGAGCTGTGGCTTGAAGAGCTGAATGCCCGCATCGGTGTCCCTATCCCTGAGCCGCGCTTCACCATGCGCCCTCGCCGCTCCGGTCTGCATGGCTACGCCAACTCGGCTGACCTGCTGTGTGATGGCCTCCCCTGCGGCCTGATTGGCTGGGGTGCGGCGAACCATGGTTGCATGGTGAGTTTTTCCGGCGTGGGTTGTGCGGCCCTGGACTTCCAGGCTTTGCACGATGTTATCTCTCACGTTCCAGGTGTGCGCATCACTCGGGTGGATCTCGCCCTGGACGATTACGGCGGCGAGCACATTACCTACCAGGGCGCCATTGCCGGCGCTGAAGCCGGCGCCTTCCATCCCCAGCGGGGCCGCGCGCCGTCCTGGATGAAGATTGAATCGGGCGAGTTCGTGATCACCGAGCTTGCCAAAGGCATCGCCAAGCGTTTCGGCATGGTGCCGACCAAAGGCTGCTCCTTCTACGTGGGCAGCCGCATCAACGGTAAGTGTGCTCGGATATACGAGAAGGGAAAACAGATGCAGTCGGCAGAGTACCCGAACTGGGTACGCGCCGAAGGCGAATTACACAACAAAGACCGGATTATTCCGCTGGATGTCCTGGTAAATCCAGACCCCTATTTTGCGGGGATGTATCCGCAGTTTGCCACATGGTTGGCGGCTGTTCAGCAGTCGGAAATAACACCCGTCAGACTGACCACCTTTAAAAATAAGTTCAAAACGTCCAGGGACAACGCCGTCTTTAATATGTCCAGGATGGCAGGCCGCCTTGTTAATTGGTTAGCAAACATCGAAGGGTTATCCCCTGACAAGATTGTTAACCAATTAACTGCGCACCTGGAAGAAACAGATATTCCAGCGCGATTAAGAATGCCGCTCCCTCCTGACCTGGACGAGCTGCCACAATTTTCGACCTAACTAAGGTTCTTCAACGAGGTAATAACTATGTCTATTCTGTCCGGTGTTCTGGTCACTCGCGTGACCCATGGCTATGGTGTTTCCCGCAAATCTGGTGCTCCGGTGCCTTATGACTTCGCCCAGGTGGAATACCTGGCACTGGCAAATAACGTCAACAAGCCGGAGTGCAATATCACCTCCTGGGGTTATGAGGTACGCCAATTGGCCCTGCGCAATGATGCCGCCACGATTAAAGAGCTGGCCGACTGTCCGAAATTGGTGGCTGTGGATCTTGTCCTGGAAGCCGACCCCCAGAATCCGACCCGTAACGTTGTTGTTGGTTTCCAGCCCACTAAAAAGCCGCTGTAACCACCGCGCAACGAGGAGGAGGAGCGAGAGCGCGCAGCGAGCGACGACGAGGGCGCGATAATGCTTTGTCTAGATATTACCTCTGAGGGATATACCCGCCTTGCCGAGGGGGATGCCTGTAAATATGTGCTTCTGACTGTCCAGGAACACACCAAATTGACGGATATATCCAACTGGTTTCAGTTGGATGTAACGCAAATCGGAATTGCCTTTAGTTCAGGGATTGTTATCTGGGCTTTGGGTTTAAAACTGGGCGCAATTGCCCGAATCATCGTAGGTGCAAAGAGAGGATAAAAATATGCGTAACTATTTCCGTAATGGCTCCATCGCTCTGATGGGTTCCCTGGTTGCCGCTGGTGCCCATGCTGAAGGTGGTGGTATCGCTGCCGCTGCGGGTGCTGCCCTGGATGCGGCCCAGTCTGATGTGACTACCACCGCGCCCAAGGTCATGATGGTGGTGGCGACGGTCGTCGGTGTCGGTATCCTGATCGCGCTCATGCGCAAAGCCTAAGCCGTGTCCCTGCTTATCGGGACACTGTGGTTTCTGTTCTTTGTCGAAGGCTACAGATCATCGTTTTCGATATGACATAAGGCGGCTTCGGTCGCCTTTTTTATTGGGGGTCGTGTGAGAGTCCTTTATTTGCTGTTCCTGGTGCCGCTGGGGGCGTTTGCGAGCTGTCCGGCTGGCCTTAAGCTCTCCAACGTGCCGATTAGTACCGCGCTGCCTTATTGCGTGAAATGGGAGTCATCCACCCTGGGCGGCTGTCAGGTGGCGTGTCCTGGTGTCTGCGTCGAGTTTCCTATTGATGGCACCAAGGGCCCAATGGAGACGACTGGGAGCGAATGTTCTCTGGGTGGTGGTACAGGTGGTGATGGCGGTACAGGTGGTGATGGCGGTACAGGTGGTGATGGCGGTACAGGTGGTGATGGCGGTACAGGTGGTGATGGTGGTACAGGTGGGGATGGTGGTACAGGTGGGGATAATAGTTCTCTTTCTCGCAAACAAATAAATGCTCAATTTGTTGGGCAGAATAACACTGCGGATCTTGCTGTTGGTTTTAATGTTTTGTTCGGTGAAACGTATGTGATGAAGAATAAGCTAAGTCAGATTGCAAGCAGCACCTATAGCTCGAATATTACAGATAAACTAATGCTGCAGGAGTTAAAGGATATTAAATATAACACCTCTCGTGATGATAATGCGGTAAGTCAGGCGATTGGTGAAAGCAATTATTATCTAAGCTCCATACTGGGGAAATTAAATTCTGATGATGCCTCTACTCCTGGTTCTGGTGGTGGTTTAGGGCAGTCGTATTGGGATTCAAAATTGGATGAGATGTTTGGCCGCATGGATAGGGATTATTTCGGTGGAATGCAAAACGTTGACAGGTCAACGAGTACCGCTGCGCAATATACGGCGCAAATAGCGTCCCAGCTTGGCGGTAATGGTGTAAATGGGCATTTAATGGATATTAAGGAGGCGCTTAAATCAGGTGGTGGTTCCTCGGGTGGTGGCGGTCAGGATATTGATTATTCACAAATGCCTGGGGCGGCGGGAAATCCACTTCAAGTGGCTGGGGCAAGCTATAAGTCTAACTTGTGCCAGGAAGGTGATAACTGTGCTTTTAACCTGGGAAAAATAAATAAACAGTATGATGACAAGAAAACCGAGTTGAAAGAAAAATATGGCGCAATAAAGGATGAAGTTTCCCAAGTGTTTAAATTTGAGTTTAGCGGCTCGGCATCGGCACCTAAATGCTTTGATATGTTTTCTATATTCGGCAAGTCGTATCAGGTTTGTCCTAATGCCGGTGAATATTGGGTGACGTTGGCCGCGCTCATGATGTTTATTTTTTACTTCATTGCCTTAATGATCGTTGCCAGGAGGTGATACATGGAATGGTTGGGTGATTTGTTCAGTGGGTTGTTTAACGATATATATAATCTTGCTGTCCAGGTAACTGCCTGGATTTCGGTCAAGTTGGCGATTCAATGGGTTGAGTTCAAACTGTTCATGCTGATGTTTTCCTGGGACGTTGCCAGGGAAATCCTGATTAATCTGCAATTCAGTGATTTAATCTCCCAGTCTTTCAATAATCTGCCTGCTTCGGTGAGAGATATTTTGCTCTATCTGCATTTTGATAAAGGCCTGTCCGTTATTACCCAGGCGTTTGTAACCCGCTTCTTGCTGAATATGTTCGGGTGGTGATGCATGTCGATTAAAATCCATCATGGCGCTCCTGGTTCCTATAAATCCAGCGGGGCCATTCACACCGATGTGATCCCGGCTATCAAGGCGGGTCGCTACATCATCACCAACGTGCGGGGCTTCTCGGTTGAGCGCTGCCGTGAGGTGCTGGGCAAGGATGTGCCAGACGGCTTTGAAGTGCTCTATGTCGAGACGGAATCCCAGGAGGGGCGCGATCATCTGGCACGGTTTTACCACTGGGCGCCCAAGGGGGCTTTCTTCCTGGTCGATGAGGTGCAGCGGGTATTTCCGCCAGCATGGCGCCAGAGTGATTTAGATCGCCTCGATTATCCAGGTGGGCCGGATAAGGCCAAGGAAGATGGCCGACCGGAAACCATCGATGTGGCATTTGATATGCACCGTCACCATAACTGGGACTTTGTATTAACCACCCCGAACATCAAAAAGGTGCACCAGGTTATTCGGGCGGCTGCCGAAACGGCTATTCGTCATACCAATATGGCGATATTGGGTATCGGTGGCCGTTATAAGACTGTGCTCCACCTCTCCGATAATTCCGGTACGTCGCTTTCTGATGTGCTGCAAGCCAAGCCATTCAACAAGGTGCCCAAACATGTTTTCAAGCTTTATGACTCGACTGCAACCGGTAAAGTCTCGGATACAATCGCGGGTAGCTCGATGCTACGAGACCCTAAAATTCTATTTCTTCTGGCGGTGTGGGGACTCTGTGTATTCTTTGGCTTCATCAAGCCTGAATATATTGATGCTCCTGCTAAGGCCTCTGCGTCCGCTGCTGCCGCTGCTCCGGCTCCTGGGGCGGTGGGTGCTTCGCCCGCTGCTGATGTACGTCCTGGTGGCGCTCCTGCTGCGTCTGCTGATGGCGTCCTTGCTGTAGGGCCGTTCGCTGGATACCGCCTGATTATCAACTGCCATGTGCTGACCAAGAGTGATCGAGACGTCTACAACGTCGAATACTGCTTTGCGCTGCGCAAGGGCGACGACGAGCAAGCCATCTATGCCGAGGAGTGGCCGCAGTATTTCGTGGGCGTAAAGGCCATGACAGCGTGCCATGCGGTGATCCAGTACCAGGGGCAGCCTGTGGACGTATATTGCGACCCTGACGGGGATGCGCTGCGTAAGCGGGTCAATGCTGCCCTCTTCGCGGGTAGAGATAGTGAAAGTGCACCAGTCGATGACCGGACATAACAATTTCGGTGTCCGGGTATATAAAACGGTCATTACGTAACGCGGTTTCTTATGTTAAATAGCGCCATTAAAGGGAGGTTATGTGTTTGGTATTGTTGCTGTCTTTCTTGATATTGCCATCTTGCTCGCGATTGGGAGCAACCCTGATTACTCTGTCAAAGAGCGTTTGGCTTGCTTTGCCCTGGTCGCCTTGTTTTCACTGCCTCCCCTGCTCTGGCTGTTTGGGGGGCATCTCATGGCGCTGGAGGTCAATTGGCGGCACCATTGCCGCGCTAAACGCCGTGCTCGTGCTGCTGCCGCTCGTCTTAAGTCTAGCAACTGAACCCCAGGGGTGTTAGCCCCTATAAGCCGCCCTTTGCTGTCGAAAAAGCCTTCAGACGTCTCGCGGCGAAACACGCCCATCTAGCCCTGAGCCTGGGGCCACCCCTTCCCTGCTAAACCTGTCTTTAATGCCCCAGCCAGAGCGACCAGCCGAAGGCTATGGGGCGCGTGTGGTGACTGCTTGGTCCTACTGTCGAAGACAAGATGAATCTTAGATCTTGTTATATGTTGATTAGTTCCTTTAATGTATCGTGAGTTACTAAGTGTTGTTCAATTTCAAAGCGTGTTTTGCTTACCTTTGACTTATATAATTTTATTGGTAATTGTGATTCATTTATAAAGTTAAATACTTTTTCAGTGAATCCACTTTCTGTTTTGCAACCTAAATAAATAGATTGTATGTCATTGATTTCTATATCAAGCAATAGACTTATGCTTTCTTTATTTTTCAGGTTCCACAAATAACCATCACTCACTTCAATTATGTCGTATGTGTCATCTAAAATTGGATTTTTTTCTATCATACCTTTTTGAAGCATGACATCTATTACATCTGATTGATACATCTTTTCATAAAATATTTCATTTGGCTTAAATCTAATTTTATTGGCAATTGTATAGGGCACTATGGATCTATGCTCTTTCTCATATATCCACTCATCGCTTTTTTTAAGCAAATGTTTTCGAACGAAATCTTTATATAGAGAGTCAAGCTGCTTGATATTTACTATCTCTTTTGCTGGAAGGTAATCAGGTGAAACTCTCTTGTTATCATATTCTATTTTTTCAGGCGTTAGCAAACTGATATTAAAGTTGCTGTCAGTTTTATTTTTATCAGTATCAAGTAAGTGATTTTTGTATCCAATGCACATTCCTTTGTGGTTGTTTGCGTAATGAGCCCACAATAAGCTATTTCGTGGTGTTTCCGAGAATGAAACTATTCCGTTATTATCTAGTGTGTGTTGGAAATAATTCATGTATTCATCGGTTTGGCTATTCAAAAAGTTTTCTTTCAATCCACTTTCTTTGAAGGTTTCTTTTATTACCTCTCTAATGTCTTCACTGTGCTTATATTCGAATGGGTCATTTAGATTTTCAATTGCAGAGATCTTAATGGTTGGTTCTTTGAAGTAATTTATGTCCGTAAAAGGATAGTATTTATATATTGTTTTCATTTTTTTCCTTGATGATATATGTCCATGGTGCCTACCCCGCCCCCCCGTATAGTAATACGGGGGGAATTCCAATCAAAGTATGCTAAGTGCAGTTGGGTGTTACTTGCTTCGAGTGAAGGTTATGAGGCAGTCATGTCCATCCAGTTCTAGGCGCAAGGTCGTGGTTGTATCACCCAACTGCATTTTGATGCCGCCGTTCTCGGCGATATGTCTAGCTCGCACATGTGGGTAGAGTGTTAGGCCTGTTGCTTTGTTGAAGGCTCCAGCGCTGGAATACGTATTGAAGGTGCGTCCTCCATCTGTGCTAGCCCGGACGGTGTAGACGCGGCGCTTCATTTCCTCGGCAACGGCAAACGTGTATAGGCTCATTGGTAGATTCTCTTGATGATCCAAAGTGGTGATCCACACTACCACATCAATTGAGTAAACGATTTATACGAAGGGGGCTTCCGCCCCCTCCCCTGTCTAGTTGATACCTAGCTTCTTCCTCCAGTAGAAGGTTTCCTTCTGCTTATCCGATCGCTCTGCATGGATGACTGCCAGCGCCTCGATCCTTCTTCTGTCGAACCTCACGCCGTTGGGAGAGATCAGGCAATCGTTCGCCATTCGCCACCCTTCCCAAGCCTTGAAGATCGTGGGCAGCTCCCGCCCAGATGCCATACGCATTAGCCGTTTATAGACAGGTGGGATCTCTTTACCCTTATCCCAATATGTGACCTGTCTCACAGAAACGAAACATAGATTTGCCGTCTCTTCTTCCGATAAGCCGCATTCAAACCAGCGAAAAATGAAGTTTTTGGTCAACTCTCGTTCCATCCAAGTAAATACCTGATAAACCAGCAAAATTGCGTGGGCTGGCTTATCGGCAGGTTTCAGATGGGCATTTAACAAAACCTGGCATTATGCGCGGTTGTATATGAAGGCGATTGGCGGGCATATTTTCCCGCCATATAACGTTTGGCAGATACGCTGGGTAGCAACTTTGCGCAGTCTGCACACGGGCACTCATTCATGCAGGCGATCCAGAGGCTTATGGTTGGCACTCTCGTGGCGTTCGCTGTTGCCGGTGTGCAGGTATTTGGAGGTGGTGTCTATGCTGTCATGTCCCGCGTCTGCCTGTACGTGTGACAGTGGCCGGCCATGCAGGTTGATGTCGTGGGTGATGCCGGTATGGCGGATGGAGTGCGGCGTCAGGGTACGCATCTCGGCGGCATCCTGGGCAAAGCCATCCTGCTCGGCCAGGCTGGCCGCTTGCTCGAAGACTGCCATCACCAGATCCCGCAGTTGGCGGATGCCGAGATTGGCATTGAGCTCGCCTTGCTCCCGGCCATGGGCCGCCGCCTTGTGGCGCACGAAGAGCGGCGTCTGTTCGCCCGGGGCTGGCAGCGGCGAGAGCCCAAGAAAGGTGCGATAGCGTGCCAGTGCATCCAGCAAGGCCTGGGAGACGGCCACGGTGCGGCGTTTGCCGCCTTTGCTGCGTGGTATGTCATAGCCCCAGACGTTTGTCTTGCTGTCGCGGCGAAACTGGCTCATGACGGGGCTGAAGCCCGGCCTGGCCGCCACCTCGGAGATACGCAGATAGCAGGCGTACATGAGGCAGATGAGAAACCGGCTGCGCTCATGCTGGGCCGGGTATTCGGCTGCCAGCCGCTCGGCTGCCTGCATCACATAGGACCATTGCAATTCGGTAAAGGACTGGGCCTCTTCACCGGTATCCTGGCTGTCTGGCCGCTTCACCCGTTGCAGCAGGAGTGCCGGATTGCGGTCCATGTACTCCTCCTGGATCAGGAACTGGAAGAAGGCCGACAGTATGGCGAGCTTGGTCTTCATCGCCTGCTCGCTCAGACGGTATGGCAGCTCGCGGCCCAACTCCCGCTTGCCGAGAAACGGTCGCCACAAGGGGTTGGGCAACCGCTCTCCCCACTCCTTGTCGAGCACGAACTGGGCCACGTTTCGGTATGCGATAAGCCCTTGTGGCGGAGCCTGGCAGTAGTCGAGGTAGCGCATCATGATGCGCCTGGTGAGATCCTTGGGACTGATGGCCACCTCGCAGAAACACCAATGCAGGAAGGTGGTCAGCTCGCTGCGGTAGGTCTTGTAGTTGTTCTCGCTGTGGCGTTGCTCCAGCAGCCAGTCGACGGCCAGCTCATAGACGAGGCCGGCATCGGGTACATTGCCCAGGCTGAGAGTGGCCAGATACTGGTTGACCTGGGGATTGCCCGCCTCCAGATGGAGCAGATTATCGAACAACGGCAT